TATCTATCGTACAGTTACTATTCTATGCCATTCGCACAGTATAGCAAATAAAAAATGCCGCCCATCCTTGGATGAGCGGCGAAGAGTTATATTTTAGATATGGAAAACAGTCCACTCGCGGTTTGGATAATCGTCGCAGAAGCTTGCGAAGGCGAGCGGCGCGCCGTTGTCTTGGCTGTCCTTGTTAGAGTGTACGAAGACATTGTAGTCTTCCATATCCTCAACATCATCGGCCGTGGCATCCTCGTCAAAGACATCATTGACGCTTTCTGCAATCAACTCTTTCATTTCCCCGAATGCCTCGTCGAAGGTGTCGTAGAAACCTGTGAGCTCGATGCTCTCGTACTCCTCGTAAGAAAGAAGGAAGAAGGGCTTGTCAGTCGTGACCTCAAAAACAGCCCATTCGACGCTTTCTTCGTCGTCTCCTTTCCAGAAGTCATAGGAACCATGTACTCTGGGCTCGCTGTTGTCAGCAGGGCGGTTTTCATCGAAATCGAAAGAGAATCTATAGCGCTCCTCATTCTCGTGCGTGATATCGGCACCGGTAAGACCTGTATGATAGTTCTTGTTGATGCGCTGTGCCATGCTGTCCTTTACTGCGGCAACTGCCTCTTCCAGGGTGTCCTTCTTGCAGATTAGGTTCGTGCAATTATAGTGTTCGCTCTTAATCACGATAAACATTTTGTGGTCTCCTTTTTGCTATTTTATGGTGGCGTGTCTGATAATTCATGGTATGTAATTCGCACGTTTTAGCAACAAAAAGCTGCCTACCCGAAGGTGAACAGCCTAAAGTGTTTATTCAAATGTACTTAGGATTTTCTATCCAGTAAGTGTCCGTCATCCGGCTTATTGAGCCAGTCACACCAGCTCATGTTGTTGGAAGGAAAGTCTTTTGCACCGCTGTGAACATCGTTCAGAAAGACGGCAAGATGAAACTTATCGAGTTTCCGAATCGCATCAAGGCGGGTTTCGGTTGCAGAATTCTCATCTGAAACGTCAGCCCCAACCTTTTTCCAAATTGCCCTTTCGGCTCCTTCAAAAGTTGAAAAGCGTTCGCGCTCCATCGAGAGTTCTTCGGTCTCAAACTGCGCTTCAGCAATCAATGCCCAGCGTTCGCTTTCACAGTTGGCAGAGTCCAGCAAACCGGAATATGCCTCCAGCAGCTGGTCGTAGTCATCCGGGTCAAGCTCGGTCGGGTCTACTTCACCGTGTACGACAAAATAGGTGCCATTTGGAGCTTCGAAAGTGTCGTATAGCTCGTATCGGGTTCCGCCAACCTGACGTCGCCACTGGCATGTATCAGGGTCGGTGCAAACCCAAGTCTTGGCTTCCAGCTCTGCCTGTTTCAGGTCGTCCGCCAAATCAGAGAGAGCTGCGGAGACCTTTTTGTTTTTCTCCAGGGTCTCAGTAAGACCGATGGTGTTCCCTGCTGCCGCTGCAGCATTGTACTTGAATATGGCAAAACGGTCGCTGCTGTACTTTTCAGCCATAGCCGATACTCCCTCAGGAAGATGATTTTGAAAAAGACGAATGGTATCTTTCGGGACAGAATCGGCTGGGTACTCGAGGGTTACGCGTTCACCAAGGGCATCGTGTTTCAGCTCAAAATTGTGCTTTTTGCAGATTTCGTCATACTGAATGCAATACATAATTATTTCTCCTTTTTATTTTGTGATTTGAGATTTGTTAAGCTCGGTAGATAGCGAAGATAAAGAATCGATGAAACTTTTGCCCGCAGCCATGCACTCTTCAAACGAATACTCTTCGTGAAAGATTTCATGTACGCTCTTGGCATAAGTGCTCAGATTGCGGGACAAGAAGGCTTTTGCTTTGGTTACGTCCTCAACAAAGTTTTTGTGGCTTGCCGGAAAACTGTAAGTAAAACCCTGCCTGTTTTGCTTGCAAAGGATAATAGGGTCTGAACCATTGTCGGATACAGTCCAGCCTTGTTCGTCACAAATTTCTTTGAATCGTTTACAAAGCATCTGGATTCACCTCGCTTCAATCAACTTGGCTGCAGTTGCTTCATCACAGAATTCCAGAAGCTCACGACCCGGTAAGTATCCATCTGTGCCATCGCTGTAGCTATAATCGATAAAACCGTGAGCATTGCGCTTCACGAGTTTGTCAAATGCTTCTTTGATGGTCAGTTTGCCATCGTTCACAGCGCCTGTCACAATGTCGTTGAGCTTGCCGCTCATGACGATGCCGACCGGGTCAGGATACATCATGCAATGCGCATAGCTGCGAAAATCCGCAGCGCTGACAAAATAATTTTCGTCCACTTCACAGAGGACTGGTTTTTTGAGCTTTACCATTTTCATTACTCCTTTTTTTGCTTGCAAAATAAAAAGCAGGCTCACCGAGATGGTGAGTCTGCTGATTGTCTTGCAGAATTGTAAATTGTACGCATTTCGGCCATAGGGCTGTTATCTATCGTACAATTTCAATTTTAGTGGAATCGCACGTTTGAGCAAGTCTGCTTGTCAGACTTGCTCAACCTCATCCGAACCATAAACAATGTTCAAATTTGACGTACTCCCACCCCTTACGGAGAGGGATTCTATGCTGACGCAATGCAGTTGCAGGGTTTTCTGACAGCATAAAGCTGCCGGATACACTATCTTTCGATAGACCAGTGTACTTACTACCCAAAGCGGAGCTTAAAGGCAGGGCAAAATGCCCAAAAAGCCAGCATAAAAAATGTAGATATCCCCTTAATAAGGGTTTCACCTATCAAGTGTTGCCAAAGGCAGCACATCAAGGCAATCAATAGGGCTACGTCGAAACCCCTTAAAAATTATAAATGTCTTAGAATCCTACGCTTGTAGGTAGCCATTCGTGGCTGCTTTTCAATCGTTCTTTTGTTTCATCGTGCAGTTTCTTAAACTGCGGGAAATCTTTCTTAATGGTTTTCTTGTTATAGGACTGAAGGTTTTTCCTAAGATGCAATAGAAGGAATGCGGAATACAAATCCCTCTGAACAACGGTTCCGTCTGAAAGTTTAGCAAAACGCTGGGACAATTTCTTCTTGGTGTAGCTATCATCGGTATGGTCAAACTGCGATGCTTTCGTTTCAAAGGTGCTGACTTTGATAACGCTGCCTCCGTAACGATTGGCTTTTTGATTCAGAATGGAAATAAACATTGCAGGAGCGCAGCGTCCGATAGATTTACCGAATCGCTTTTTGGAATGTGCTCTACCGGTTTTTGGATTGATTTTCGTCTTCTTGTTGCGCTTTTGCAAGGCTTTGTAGTTCATATCCTCCACTATGAACTCGTTACCGTATGTCAGCAATTCATTGGCGAGAATATAATGCTCCATCTTGCGTACGTCAGCAAGTTTACGGTTCAAATTCCGCAATTTGTGCAGCAGCCGATAATAGTTTTTGCTATAGTTCCAATGACGAATTTGCTTATGACCGTTCTTGCGCTTTAACCGTTTGACGGTTCCGTTTTCGTTAAAGTATTGCGGATTCATTGCACGGCGCGAACGGTCCATCTGCCGCATAATGCGGGCAATTTCTTTGGTAAGGCCATTGCATACTTCCGCTATAGCAGACGGTGCAAGCACACGAAGGTCGCAAACATCTTTGCCGCAAAAAGCAATGGTTTGTGTGCCGATATCTATGCCGACACGCCCCTGCTTTACATGGTGCTTTACAACGCCGTTGCTGTCGCATTTGATGGGCGGATAACCTTCCAGAACAAGTTGAGCGTAATACTTCCACTTGGTGCCGACCCATGAACGAACAATCCGGCAATATTTGACGCCGCATTTAAGTGCTTCCTGTTGATACCATCCCGTTTGTATATCGGGATTTCGCAATTTGACAAGGAATTCGTACTTTTCGTAAATGATGCGCAGATTGCCTTCTCCGATACACGGTTTGGCTTTTGTCGTGGCGTCGGCAACCTCTTTGTCCATTTGCGCTTTTACTTCATCGGGAAGAACTACTTCTTTATCTTTTTTGGTATTGGGTTTTCTATACGCATCGAAGTATTTTTTCTCGATAGAATTTTTCGCTTTTCGCTTAGCGGATTTCATCGAACTCACCGTATGATTTGCCGGACGAAAGAATATACCGCTGTTATTTTTCTTTCCGGAAAGGGTTACAAAATCGTCCAATTTTTTATAGTGTACGGTCTTTCCTTTTCCATAAAAGAAGTCATCCCACGCTTTCCAGACGGCAGACGCCACTTTTTGGGCAACATCACAATTTACGTTGTATGCTTTTTGGTATGGCACGACCAACTTGTGGAATGCTCCCTCAGAAAAGCCTGCTTGCTTAATCAGATTGGAACGCTGTACCAACAATGCTTTCCGTTTATCACTATTGGCAGGAGCGGCCTTTATGGCTTTTACAAGGTTTTTGTATTCGCGAGTTTTGCGCAGCTGATGCCACATTTTCGTGGTCTTCGTAACCATTTGGTTATAAACTGTGCAGCCTACGCGAAACTTTTTGGAAAGAAAAATTTCATCCTGTTCAGTTACTTTCATGGGGAGCGTCAACACAAATGATGGCGTACTGTTCTTGTTTCCGAAAGCCATAACGGTCCTCCTTTCCTTGATTGATTATACTGACATTATAACATTTTTTTGATGCAAAAATAAACCAAATAGCGTTTTATTTACAGATTGTACACATTCGCTTTTCTTAAAAAATCATGCACCAATTCCTCCCACCGATTACGCAATGGGCTTCCTTGGCGCGGTTTTTGTGAACTATTGTCCCAGTGCATCAGGAGGCTGCCGGTATCATCGACACCAACAACCGTACCTTCTGCACCAAGAGGTGGTGCCTGGATGTCATCCATTTTGACAAGCCGAACCCGCGTTCCAGCAGGATATTCTTTGTGAATTGCTTCAACAATTTCGATGTTCGGGAACATAATATTTCTCCTCAATTTTCTTTGGTATTCGTTAGCTTCTGGATGGTACTCCAAATACGGTCTGCGATGTTTTCGGCGGTATCGAATCGAGTGACAGATTCACCTTTCCAGGTCCCACCGTTGCCGTTGATGCCGTTGCGGAGCTTAATGCAGCTGCCACGATTGGCTTTCCACTCATGCAGGTTCACCGAGTAATCGTCCAGCAACACAAAAAAGCTGTCGATGCACGGCGTTTTCAGGCGGTTTGCTGCGGCTCTGGCTTTGCTGCTGCCGCACGCAACGAAGATGCGGTGTTCGGAATCAATTTCCGGAAGATAAGCGTCGAGCCAGGCGTTCTTTTCATGAACTGCATATGGGTTTTCCGGCATATAGGCGGAAAGTGCATACACATCAAGTTCTGGTTTTGTGTTGCAAAGAATTTTCACGGCGTCCAAAACCGTCTGATAGGGCGGCAAATCTCTGAAATACCCCGGCTGAAGCAGGTCCTCAAAGCAGGCCGCCTGCTTCCAGACGGCGAGAGTGCCATCCATATCGACGAATAAACGTGCCTTCATATCATTTGTAGGACTCATAATTTTCCTCCTTTTTAGATGTGCAAACAAAAAAAGACAGGCCCACCAAGACGGTGAGTCTGCTCTTTGCTTGCAGAATTGTGAATTGTACGAACGCAAAAAAACGCGCCAAGTAGATGGTATCTATCGTACAATTTTCATTTTAGCTGAATCGCATGTTTTGGCAATAAAAAAAGAGCCCTGCATTTCTGCGGGACTCTGGTGAAGCAAATCAAGTGTCGGCACAATTTGTTCTGACGGCTATCATTATTTTCTGTTTCCCTCAAAGTAAGGATTCTTCCAAAGAACCTTGCGACCACTTTCAATGCGAGAGACAGTCTTCATGGGAATATCAGACCAGTATTTACTGTAGCCAGCGCAGTTCTCCGCAAGAAATTCTTTCACCTCATCGCTGAGCTTGCGCGGTGCAATAGCCCATGCAGAAATGACCTTATTCTTAATCATTTCAAAAGTAATCAGGTTGGAAACAGGATATTGCACCTGCATTTCTTTTCCATTGGCTTCAATAACGAGCCGAATTTTTTTTGCTTTTGCAGTCGCAGCAAACAAACTACGGCACTCACTTTCCCAACAATGTGGCTTGGACTGGAACTCCAGCATCCTTGATTGGGTAAGACGTTGGACGGCAACGAATTTTTTCCCGATGCTTTCGCTGAAAGGTGTGCCATCGTGAGAAGTGAGATTCTTATCGAGGACATTCGAACTCAATCTCATCCTGCTCTTTGCCGTCATCGGTATACTGCTTGATTTCGTTCATTCGTTTCTGGCTGATGGTAAGGCACTTGACGAAAACCTTGCGGAAATTTGTGAGATTTTCGTATATCATGCACACTCGCATGATGGCGCTTGTCAAGGCATCGACAGAACCAGGGTCGTTGCAAATCGCAGTCTTGTCGAAACAGCCAATGCCGTGCCCTGTCCAGAATCCGCCTTCATACAGGTGAACAGAAGCCGCATAGCAAAGACAACCATCAGGTTTGCAAAGCTGAATTTCGAGTGTGCAGCCATCGTATGTTTCATCGATTTTGCGCTTGTACACATCGAAGCTGATGTTATCAGGCACTTCCCCGCTGCCGTCCCAATGATAGGGATTGCAGCGAATAAGAAAGAGTTCTGCGATTCCTTTTGCATAAATTTCGTCATACCGACCTTTTGTTTGAACATAGGAATCATAATCCTTTTCCCTTCTCTTCGTTTAGCAATTCGCGTGCATGGTCGAGGACTTCCTTTGCGACAGACTTACCGCCTTCATTCATGGCAAGGAAAATTTCCAAGACTTCTGCGCGAGTTACGCTCTGGTCAATCTCAGCAACGCCAATGGAGGCATCCATAAACCAGTTCTTGTCCTGTGCGGAAAGGTCGTTGTAAAACACGCCTTTGTACGGGAATCGGTTCTCGTAAAAAGCAAGCAGGGTCAACATACGCTGCTTGCCATCAACGATTTCATAGTAGTTGCCATCGTTGCTTGTGCGAGTGAATGGCAGCTGCTTAAAGACGAAACGACCAATCTCGCGACCCATAAAGATGCTGTCCAACAGCTTTTCCCTGTCCTCATCATCCCAAACAGAACCACGCTGATAATCAGGGTTGAAATCAACGCCGAACAGGTATTGGAAGCTGAGTAAAGAATACATACTGCGGTTTGAGTAGTGCAGGCGGGATAGCGCAGAATTGCGCTTGGCGAAATGCGTATCTTTGTCATCATCCAGCGGGCGAACGTTTGTCCAAGCCCAGCAGGAATAGTTATCGCTGTTTGCACCACTGCGGATAAGATACATGTACCCGCCTTCCAGAGCCTCGTCAACAACGCAGTTTAGAAGGTAACCAACCTGTACTTTGTCGCCGACCGTGAAGCGATAAGAGGGTTTCCCTGCACGCTTGGCAGTTTCACAGGCTCTTTCATACGAAAGACCTTCGAGCGCGGCTTGTTTCAGGTTTATTTTTGTGATTTCTTTTCTTGCACTTTTCTTAGCCATTGCGATTCTCCTTAACCAATCCGATGGACTCCGAACAAAACAGCAGGAAGAAGCTGTTCATACGGGGTGTATTGGGCATAATCAAAAATTTGTGCCTCATCGCCGATGATGTATCCGCCAGGGCAGGATTCGCCGTCTTCATTGGAACCGCCGTTGTCATCAAGGCCACGGCTTTTGAGCTCGTTGAGGTAATCCTCACGCATAGCATCGTATGCTTCTACCGGGGTAGAATATTGCTTTGGATTTACTTTTGTGTAAAGATGGCCCTCGTCATCGGTGAAAGTCTTTGTGATGATAAACATAATTTACACTCCTTTTTGTAGTACGCAAAAAAGCGGGCTTCCCGATTGGGAAGTCCGCCTTCAAGCGAAATGTGAATTGTACGAAAGGCAGGATGCCTTTTCGATTGCTGGTATCTATCGTACAATTCTAATTGTATGAGTCTCGCACGAATGTGCAATGGTCTTTAGCCAAGCATCGTCACATCACCATCAACGTACCAGATGTACTGCTTCCAGTTAGAAGCGGTCGCACCAGGGATGAGTTTCAGCGCAGAAGCTGGAGGCACGCGACTCGGCTCAAATGACATCTCGTAATGCTTTTCCAGGCCGTATTTCCGCAGAACGATACTCGGCATTACCAAACGAAGGCCGGGAAAGCCCACGATTTCAATCGTGGGATGAAAGGCCGCACCTTAGAGTTACTTTGGGAGAAATTTCAAAACAACTCTTTTTTGTATATATTCATGTGTTTGTAACAACATAGCATCTAAAATATGATATAATAGATACATGAAAAAAGATTATAGGCGCACAAAAGCAACCGTTTCTATGATAAATTATCACTTTGTGTTTTGCCCACGCTATCGGAGAAAATTATTTCTGGTGGATGGGTTTGAAGCTCGTTTCAAGGAACTTGTAACTCAAATTTGTGAGCAAAACGACATTGTGATACTGGCAATGGAATGTCATATAGACCATTGCCATCTTTTCGTGAATGCTCCGCCAACATTAAGTGCTGCAGAAATCATGAAAATTATTAAAGGAACCACCGGCAGGATACTCAAGCAAGAGTTTTTTCCTGACACGGTTATGCAAATGTGGACACGCAGCTATTTTGTAAGCACTGCCGGAGATGTGTATACCGCTACGATTCAACACTATGTAGAACAGCAGAAAAAGAGAGGAGGGTAACCTTATGGCTTTCGGGAGTAAGAATAGCACGCCATCATTTGTATTGACATTGCCTTTTGATATAAGTCTCAACGAGCAAGACTATCTGTATAAGGAGTTCAAGAAGTGTGGTGTCATCTACAATCAGCTTGTGAGTGCGACTACAAAAATGTGGCATCAATTGCGCAAGACGCGCAAGTATCGTGAATTGATGGCCGCCATTGCGAAAGCCGCTCCCGACAGTAAGGAGCAGAAAGTCCTCCTCAAGCAGCGCCAGGAAATGATTAAAAGTTCCGGCTTTTCAGAAGGCGCTTTTCATAAAATGGTTGAACCGTACGCAAAGCACTTTGCTATCCACTCTCATGTAGCACAGAAAGTTGCATCTGCTGTCTGGACAGCTTGGGAAGGCTTTTTCTTCAGCAAAGGAAAGGCCGTCCATTATAAAAAGCTTGAGGATGTAACTTCTATCTCTGGCAAGAATAACGCCACCGGCATTGTACTTCGTCCGGCAAATCTCACAACGAGCAATATAAGGTCAGCAAAAAATAAAAAGCAAAAGGCTATTGAGCAGCGATACTATAAAGCATACGGACAGCCTGACCCTGAAGATGATAAAAAGGTCATTCTTCCTGATGCTGTAATACCGCAAATGGAAGCCGATATCGTCGCTGCCGTTGCGAAAGTCAAACTGTCTATTGGGGAAGGCTCTTTGCGCATAGTGTATGGCGACCATGAATTTCCCGTTGTGGTGCGTAATCCTAACACTCAGACGGGAAGATATCAGCAGGAAGCCCTCAAATGCGGCGTAAAGTATTGCCGTATCACCCGTAAATGGGTTCGCAATAAGTGGAAGTATTATGCTCAACTTGTTTTGGAAGGGTATCCTCCCGTCAAATGCGATAGCAACGGCGTCATGAGGCATCCCGTCAATCAAGGCCGTGTGGGCCTTGATATTGGCACACAGACGCTCGCCATCAGCAGCAATGATATCTGCGATTTGAGGGTGCTCGCGCCATCGGCAAGAGCGCAAGCTAAAAGCCTTGTGAACGAAATTACATGCACCATGCGAGCAATGGACCGTTCCCGTCGCGCCACGAATCCGAAATATTATAAGCCGGATGGCACGATAAAACGATTGAAGCGCAAGCACGGTCAAAAGCAAAAGCGCGACTGGAAGTATAGCAAACACTACTATCGTCTGCGTGCAAAATTGCGGGACCTGAACCGCCGCTTAGCTGATATCCGTAAGATGGAGCACAACATCCTTGCTAACGAATTGCTGCAGCATGGCAACGAGTTCGTGGCTGAAGATATGAACTACAATGCCTTGCAGAAGCGCAGCAAGGAAACGAAAGTCAATCCAAAAACCGGTAGAGCACATACTAAAAAACGGTTTGGCAAATCGTTGAGCCGCTGCGCCCCCGCAATGTTTATTTCCATCCTGAACAAAAAAGCCAATCGTTATGGCGGCAGCGTTATCAAAGTCAGCACCTTTGAAACAAAAGCCTCGCAATTTGACCATACAGATGAAAGCTACACCAAGAAGAGACTTTCCGAACGAATGGCACACCTCAGCAGCGGAGAAGTAGTCCAGCGTGACCTGTATTCCGCTTTTCTGCTTGAATATATAGATACTGAATCTTTGGAATACAATACAAAAGCTCTTAACTCAGTTTTTCCTGCATTCTTAGTGATGCACGAAAATACAATAAAGCGCTTGCAGAAGGATAAAAGCTACCTTCCTGCAAGCGTAGGGTTCTAAAATAATAGTTTTTCGGGGAATTCGACACATTCCTCGTTAGAGAGCTGCCTCGCAAGAGGTGAAACTCCACAGGAGGATGCACTTAAAAGAACTGGGAATGCAGACAAGTATGTTGGTCAACCTTTTAGGCTGGATGCTCATTGTGCGCTACACCCGTAGCGGATGGTGGGAAACCGCATAACTCGCTGCCTTGTATGCGGCATGGTGATAAGCCTTGCCACCGCCACCCGGGAATCCCACGATTTCAATCGTGGGAGGTGTCAATCTGCCAAGCTCGTACCACTTGCGAGGCGGGATACGGCTGCAATGTTCGCGGTGAATTTCAGCGTATTCCTGCTGGAATTTGTGAATGGCCCGAAGCAGCTGACACATCGGGCAGGTATTAAGGATGCCAGGGTCCTTGTAGCGGTATACTACAAGACGATATTTATCGTGTTCCTTGGTGGTCAGAACGACACCAAAATAGTTTTTTGCCATGATATCCTCCTCGTTTTAGTAGTTAGTACCATACTCCAGGGCGTAATCCGGACGCTGATATTCGACGACCGGCTTTTCCCAAGAGCAGATGGGTTCAGTATTGGCGCTCGGAAAATGAGAGCTGATTCCGTTGGTGGCAAGCAAAGCTGCCGTGCAATCCGCAATCTGTGCAAGAAGCTCAGGATTCCATCCAAAGGTGTCATCTCCGGTCAGCTGCTTGCACAGGACTTGTGCCGCTCGAAGAATTTCAGTGTCTTTGGATTCCTGCTGAATAGGTTTCGGTGCAGCAATTGTGACATTTCGTGCAATGACGTTTTTGGGCAATGGCTCATCGACCCATTTTCCCTCGTAAATCTCACGGGCATAGAAACCGTCTTTGTCGAATTCGTCAAGGCGAACCCAATGGTCGGCTTCCCAGGTCCTTTGAGCGATTCCGTCTGGATTGATAGTAACCATCACACGTTCATCGTGTGCGTTGTTTCCCCAATGGGTTTCAGAGTCATTGCCAAACTCCTGAATGAGAAGTTTCCTTGCGAGTTCTCCATCGGTCAGTGCAGCCAATTCTTTGATTCGTTTTGTGTTCATATTTTTCTCCTTTTTCTGTAAACAAAAAAGGCAGGCCCATCGTGGTGATGAGTCTGCCTAGTTGTATCAGTTTGTGAATTGTACGAGCGCTGAAATGCGCAGATGCTATCTATCGTACATTCACAATTTTACCGGCATCGCAAGCAGCGTCAAGCTGTAGCAGCGGCGTCAGCAGTTGCTTTTTTGGCTTCCGTGTATGCTTCGTAAGCCGCGTGATATTCACTCAGCTTAATCTGCGTAACGGTGTCTGGAACCTTGGTGCTGCGAGGTGCATATTCGCAGGAATAATATCCGTAGATATTTCCCTGCTCATCATCCCACAGCTCCGTAGTGATGCGGCCAGAACCGTTGAAGTCGGCCCACCAGAACTGGTTGGCAAGGAATTTCTTGCCGTTCACGTTCTTACAGACCTCATCTTCCCACAGGCAGTTCATGGGCGAACGCTGTTTGAAGATGACAAAACCGTGAGGGTCACGGCGTTTCATGACCTGAGATTCGTATTTGGCGAGCAGCTCCGGCTTCAAATCAACAGTCAGTCGGTCATTTAAAACATACGAGAGCTTCTCATCAGGGAAATATTTGTCGAAGAACTGCTTTGCAATTTCAATGAAATGCGCTTTTTCCTCCTTTGTCGCGAAATAATTCTTGTAGAAAGTGGTGCCGGGATTTACCTTAAATGCCATTTCAACCATTGCCATTACTCCTTTTCCATTTGGATAGTCCAGCCGTTCACATCGGAATAAACCGCATAGAGCAGCGTTGCGAAATTGTAGCCTCCGTCATACAGCGTATAGCGAAGGGAGATGTTCAGCGCAAGAGTACGTTCCTTGACGATGCCATCGCAATCGAGATAGCTGAACGTCTTTGTCGGATTGGTAAGCCATGCTTCACGTTCTTCATTGAACTTATCTTCATCGTATTCCACGATTTCCTTGAAATACGAATCGAACGTGACGAGCTTGACTGACGAGAAGACATCAGCCATCATTCCGCACTTTTCAATCAGTTCATCAGGCCATTCGACCTTGATGATTGCTGCGCCGTTGTCTTTCAGCTCTTTGTGAGGGCTGAGCGAAACGTTATAGCGCTCACTGAGAAAGCCGAACAGCCAGGACCAATCGATAGTTTTCAGGAAACTGGCAGCTTCCTTGGCGTCCATGAAAATTTTGATTTCTTTACGTGCCATGATATATCTCCTCACTATATTATTCGGTGCCGAATTTAGCCCACGCTTCTTCGACACTCATGTGATAAACCGCCTTAAACTGTTCTTTGAAATACGCATTGAACAATTCCTGGTGGTGAGGGCTCATGATGACTTCAAGAGTAAAGTCGGGGTCGTCAGTAGAACTGTTGCAGTAAGATACATAGGCATGAATGGTATCGTCCGGATGCCAGTCAATGTACATGTTAATCCAATCTGCATTTTCTTCTGAGTTCAAATCAAGGCCAAATGCCATATCAGCATCAAACCAGATAGGAACATAGACGTTAATCCAACCGTCGTAAATAACTTCCGCTTTGCCGTCGAGCACAAACCGCATCAGCTCAGCAAAGTTCTGCACCACAATCGAATCTTGAGTGCAGAGGTCATGAACCAACTCATTGTGAGTCATTATGAAATGCCTCCTTGTTATTTGTTTTTTTGGTTTTATTATTTTTTGAAACTGTCGAAGAACCGAATCATCTCGCGGTTTACACCGACTGCGGATTCGGATTCAGGATACAGTGCTGCAAAAGCATGAACGGTTTCCTTCTTGGAAACAAACCCGTAATCGTGGTGAACGCGCTCATTTTCGAGGCACTTCTTAAATCCGAAAGTCTGTTTCTTGAGAAAGTCCTTTTTCCCGGTGCAGATATAGCACGGAGGAATGAGTTTAGAATAGGTTTCAGGCTTGATGAATTCAGCATAACTGTGATTCTTCCAGCCCTTAGACATATAGTAGTTCTGAAGCAAACCTACCTGGCCCTTGTAGATGTAATACATACCGCTCTGCAGGCCCATCGCGTTGATGACGAGCTTCTTGGCTGCCTCGGGTACGTTCTCTTCCAGCTCGTCCTCTACCGGCTGCATCTTGACAGGATAGCGGAGAATAGAGCTTGCCATGCAGGCAAGGAATGCGCCAGCGCTGTCGGCAACTACAAAGACCTGATTCAAGTCACCAACGAAATCTTCAGCACGTTCAGCTACAGTAGCAAACGCATTGATGACATCAGTGATTTGGCCAAAGATGTTGGTTTCAGGGACCAGACGGTAATCCGGCACAAAGGTGAGAAAGCCTTCCTTAGCGAGCCAGGTTGCCAGGTTCTGATTCTGTTCTTTCCGGCCAGCAATCAAGCCGCCGCCATGGATATCGATGATAATCGGATGCTTTTCGGCATCGTTATCCGGGCGATAAACGTCCATGAAAAGATTCTGCTTGCCGCAAATACCAATCTCAGTGGCAGTTATGCCTTCATGAGGCATAACAGGCTGAGACTTGATAATTTCTTCTACATGGGTGCGTTCTTTCTTGGTGGCGGCATTGATGAAATTCATGATAAAAACTTCCTTTCAAATTGATAAAAAAAATAGCGGCCGCCAATCTATAAAAAAATGAGATTAGTGGCCGCTTGGTTGTTACTGAAATTCAAATGTGTATTGGGTTCCTCTTTCGGTTTTGACAAAAATTCTGCTTCCTGCAAAGCCAATAGCTTTTACTGTGCTGGTACGCAGGACGTCTTGTTGTTTTGGTGTTGTTGTTTTGAATACGAGTGGCTGCCCACTTGACAGCTCAAGAGTTCCGACCCGTCCAATGAGCGGAAGAACTCTTGCGTTGAGACTCGTGGTGCTGTGAAGCACACAACTGCTGTTAATCCGCATCATTGTCCTCCTGATATGAACTGGTCAGATATCCACATCCGGGTACTGATTCAACACATGATTGAACCTGTTATCCAGATGTTCATCGTTTTCGTCCCGCTCGGGATAATTAAACTTTCCTTCCTCTTCTGCTGCATCCCCCAAGCGTTCCATGAGTGCAATGACGCTTTCGAGCCAGGCGGAAGCCTTGCCAAACGTGTCATCCTCTTTTCTCTTGGCATAGAGCATGTCAGAGACTTCTTCGAGAGCCATTTTCTGCTGGTACAAAGTATTCCAGTTGATGTGCTCTACAGCGGAACGCAGGGGAGTTAAGTGTTCTGTTTCTGTTACAGTGTTCGTTACGGTCATCTTTTTATTTCTCCTTGTAGTGTTTAGTTACGATAAACGTCAGCAAAGCACCGCAAAATTCCAACAAAAAAAGCAGACCTCCAAACGGATAGTCTGCTTCTCAGAATTGTGAAATTATAGCGTATGTGTGCTGTTATCTATCATACAATTTTTATTGTATGCGTTTCGCACGAATACGCAATAACTATTTTTTAAGAATTAGGAATCTGAATTTTCCGAGCTGTCGCTGTTATCATCGGAACTGGACTCAGCGTTTTCGTCCGCCGTGGAATTGTCACCAGATTCAGCGTCGGTGTTTTCTTCTGCGCTTGTATCCTGTTCGACAGTCGAATCACTGTTGACTGATGCGTATGTACCAGTCAAGATGACGGGAACTTCACCATAACCCAGATAACCGCTAATCAGGCTGCCGGAATTTTCGACTAGGTACTTGGTTTCTGTCATGTTCGGGAACAAGTAAATATCCTGAATCGTAGTGCCCTTCACATTAGTGCTGTCAAAGGTATCGTTGCACGCCGCAACAACACTATACCCGTCATAGTTCCAAACCAGATAGAAGTTCTTGCCGCCAATTTCAACATCATAATCTGCATCTCGGAAATCTTCAAAGGTACGATACTGCTTGCTGGAATTGAAAGCGACAGAATCGTTGTTTGTCCAGTAGAGACCGGACGGATTGCCAAACAAACCATACAGGAAGTTGAACTGTTCCTCCGGCTCTCCGTCGGTCGGATAGCCGTCGAATTTGTCCGGAGTGACAGACGAATAATAGAGACCGTCAAGGAACGCATCGCCGATATTGATGCCATCATCATTGGCTGCACGACCGTCCAGCATCAAGGTCAGTGAACCGCCGTTATATCCAATCGGATAATAGTCACAGCCGTCATCCTTGCTGGCAGTGTGAATGGAAAAATCACTGATTTCCTTTTCTACGCCTTCGCCTGTGGATTCTGCATTGATTTCACCAATGACTGTATCACCGTTTTCAAGTTCGTTCAATTTCAGATATCCCTTTACAGGCAAATCCCGTACATCCTGTAATGCAACGTCCGTGATATCCAGTGTCTTGCCGGTATCAACGCTGCGCAGCGAATAGAACTTGCTGCCGTCATCGTAAGACAAAGGACTCTGCCCCATCGGAATACCGTCCGGCCAGGTAGTGTCAGGATTGTCCAGCGTGCCGGGCGTGAAATCCGGGAGATTCGACAACAAAGACCAGGCATTGATGGGTTCCGGGGTCGGTTCTGCTGTCGGTTCCGGCGTTGCTGTGACGGCAGCCTGTGCTGCTTCGGCACTTGCCGCTTCGGCCGCCTGGTCTTTCCGTTCCTGAACCACAGCTGTGGCGCAGCCGGAAAGTGTCACGGCGAGTGCCATGGCAGCTGCGGTGATATTGATAATCTTTTTACTCATACGTGTTTTGCCTCCTTATGTTTGCGGTTTTGCGGCTATTGAAGATTTTTCGTGGTTTTATTACTTTTAATTCATACTACACAAACAATATGCCAGAATTTTTTGCAACAAATTTGCATTTACTCGCCGTTATTGAGTTTGCGTTAGAGCCTTTGTATGTTGTTGCTTTTCCGTCTTTAGAGCCAGCTATTCCTTGCATTATATGAACATGCTTTCCAACAAGAAATATGCTTCCTGGATAGTTACGGTTCATGTTTCTGTATGTTGGATGGTGCTCTTTAACTTTAAGCTTGCAAACATCATTCGGATGCTCTTTGCGAAATTCTTCTAGGCTGGCAGCTTCTTGTTCCGTTGCTTTATGCCGATTTATAGCAACCGCCTTATCATTGAGCGTGTACACGCGGTTCATATTTTCATTGTTTAACGCTCTTCTAGCATGGCGGCGAAACTGTTTCAGCTCATACGGCATATGATTGTTGATATTGCTATCACAAACATCACTCGGCAAAACAGAACAAGCAATGCAGTAAGCATCGAGCCAATGGTCTTTACTTACACCGTGCGTTGCACGATAGTCATGGGTGCTCTTTCCTGCTGTCACAAAAAAGTGCTTTGGAAATAGCACACTCAATTTATTCGTCAGTGCCGGAATGATTTGATTCAATACACTCAAAGCGCCGTACTTTTTGTTAAGTCCAACTTTTTCTTCGGCAAGTTTCTTTTGCCAGGCAGCATCTTTATGAACAAGGTTATGATGCTCCGCGCATAGACCAACGATATTGGCAATGGTGTTGCTGCCATTCTCGGATTGCGGCACTACATGGTGGTAATGGTCGATGGGTTTATCACAGAACAGGCAATGGTGTTCCTGCATTTCAGAAACAGCATTTTCAAGACTCCCTTTTTGGTAGAGTGGGCCTTGTTGGTACTGCCATTTCTGAATGTCAGGATTATCAAGCCGCATGAACGCAAATTTGTTTACTTCAAGCACAACATCACTGATAGGAAGGAACTTTTGAATTTTTCTCACCAAATTGATGTGTGTTTGGAGCAACTGATTCGCGGTAGGCGTAAGCCATCCTTCCGGTCTTGTGCGATTGGTGTACTTTGCTTCTTTGTTTTTAATACCAATGCAGAGTACATCTTTCTTATAACCCGGAAGGCGACGTTTGATGATGCCAATTTCTTTTGCACGTTTGCTAGGATTCTTACTTTGAGCAGTATCTTGCTTCACGCACTTCTTAGAAATGGTGCCATTTGCCTTAGCTCTCCGCTGACGGCGACAACGTCTGCCGTTTGTGCGTCTTGCACGGCGGGCTTTTTTACGGTCTTGCATCAATTTTGGAACCTCTTTGTTGCGAGTTTCCAGATGTGCCGTAAAGACTGCCGTTCCATTTGCTTTAACAACGGCAACGCCGATATTGGTTCTACCAGGGTCAATGCCTAAATATAGGGGCTGCACTACATCATTGGTTTCATACAGCAGTTGGATGGTAAACGGTTTTGCTCTTACGACTCGTGCTTTCTGCTCTTTAAGCAGGTGGCGCACATGTCCGCCGCGAGTTGTAGGCATCAAAGGTTTACCGTCTTTGTTAAGTACATAAACAGTGGACATATTCGCCACCTCCTTTACGATAAATCTCTCCTGCCGAAGCAGGAGGTTGTGTTTCCCTTGGCTAGATGACGCCTTCGCATGGTTGCAAGCTGGGAAAACCGTACAAGTGCAGCTCGTCATCTTGATGTACAAAAGTACATCCGCCTGTGATATTGAAGGAACTTAGTGGGATGGGGTCATTCCACTAAAATTCTTCAATACCCCTAATGCCGAGGAGTGAGAGACCCACCATGCCGATAAGCAAAGTGAGGAGTCCAAGTCCAAAAGCAAAGGCAATATATTGAATTACGTTGATGAGTTTAAGCCATTTTGCGACTGCAGCGCCTAAAACAATCAACAGGCCAAAGCAGCCGGTCAGATAAATGAGAAAGCCAAACTGTGCAGTTCTACTGAAAATCGATTCGAGTGTTTTCATGAGAAACTCCTTTCTACAAATTTCATGGTATGCAATTCGCAAGAACCTGCAATAGGAAAACAAAAAAAGCTGCCCAGCCGAAGCTGGACAGCCTATGTGTGATTATGTATTATCGTCTGTTATCTCGTTCTTGTCTTCTGCGCTCACGTTCCTCGTATTCTTTTTTCTGATACTTGAGTCGTTCATTCAGCAGGAAGGAGTTTTCATCGCGAGTCATTTGCAGTTTTACCTCGTACCAGCAGCCGTAAAGAAAGGCTGCCAGAATGCAGAAGCCAACGATTTTGACTAAGAGGTTGAAAAGAACGTTCACAATAACCGGGAAAATATAGCCGATGGCTTTGGCGATAAGCAGGATGAGCCCACCGAAGACAACGATTTTTGCGATTGTCTGAACAACGGGCGGGAAATCGCCCAGGACTTTGGAAATGGTATCGTTGATTTTGGTGATGATATTAGTGTTTTTGCCACCGTTGTTATTATTTTCTGCCATGTCGGTGCCTCCTTTTTGTGCCAATTATAGCATATATCTGTACAAAACGCTATATCCCACATGAGGAATCTCGATGTTTGAGCAATGGCTCAACAAAAAAAATGCCGCCACCCTTTCGGATGACGGCAAGTGATGTTATTTCTTCACGGGGATATTCTGGTCAAGAATAACATCGAAGTTGTCAAAGTAGCAACGCCGCTCATGAAGTCATAAATCTTGCAGTGGGACTCGTCGATATGTTCCAGAACGTCGATACGAGTCCGGTTTGCGTACAGAGGGAACTGGAGTTCAACTTCATTCCCGGTGTCTGCAACCAGCCGATTTGCAAAATCCTGCGCATATTTCTCAAGAGTGAGAGGCTCGCTTTCGAGAGGCTTCACATTTTCGGCAATAGCGTCGAAAATTTTACGCCATCCCTTGTCGCTCAGGTCGATATCCGACTTGTTGGCGAGGGTATTCAAGAACCCACGCGGCAGACCGGAAATATCAACAGCAACAACGCCGGTGAAAGCGTTGAAGGCCGGGTGACGAGCCTTGTCCCAGATGGTATCAAACTGAGCGGTGGCGATAACACGCTCGCCGAGCTGGATATCCAAGCCCTGCGTAAGCATGTTGTTCTGGTAGAAATGCTTCAAGTCATAGCCACCAGTAACAACACCTTTGGTCGCATCCGTATCCAGCTGACCACACTCAACCTTGACAGGAATCTCGTACCCATCATAGTCAACAGTGAAGTTCTTTTCCTTCTGCTTCTCCTTATACGGCTGGAAAATAGGCTTGACGAGCACATCGCACGTCTTGCCATTCGCCATATGGAAATCAGGAATCAGGATACGGGCGGGAGCAACGCCGGTAGCGTCAGGTGCCAAGTAATTGCGGTACTTGACACCAAAGTGCTCAGCCAGGCAGGTACGCAGCACGTTCAGGCTGGTGACCCGGCTCTCAGCGCAGCTGCCGTTCTTGGTCAGCATGGTGCTGGCGGTAGCCTTGTCCATCTCCACATAGATGATGGTAGAAGGAGCGCCAAGAGCCTTAAACTGCTCACGCATAACGACATCTGCCATAGGAATCTCTTCCTGCTCGGACATCGTCATGGTCGTGGCGAACGGGCCGTCAACGCGGTGATAGCTGTCCTCTCCAGGCTGCTTGGAAGCGATGAACCAGGGATACTTGTTGCGGGTGGCAACCAAAATGAAATTATTCAGGCCAACGCCATGGATGCACAGCGGGCCCTCATTGCTGTGGCCGTTGCCAAACTGTAGGTTTTCCGGCAGCTTTTCCTTAGACATACCATTGCCCCAGTCGGCAATAACCACACCGATTAGGTTTTTGGCATGGCCTTTCACAATCGCGACCAAGATGTTAATGGCATCTTTGCAATTAGAGATGGCATTATCAACCGGTTCACAAGCGGCATCGCTCATGGGTAACTTCTGGCGCGAAATAGCGTCAAAGTAATGGTTGGTGATGCCGACGTTGAAAGTGACGTTGTTATTCTTCTTAGCCATAATATAACCCCGTAACGTGGGGCTGCCGTGCTGCTCTTGAATTTATCTCCACAGCAATGTGAGCCCCATATATCGGGGATGTTATTATTCTTTTTTGTTGTTTGTTTTGCAGGAGCCGCTGGCGATATCAGAAATCGCTTCTTTGACAGCTCCGAAAACGTCAGCTGATTTCAGAAAGTCTTCGGCCAATCCTTTGATGTGGCTGTAATTTTTGAAGACTTTCTTGACAAGAAATGCGCCAGCGATTGATACTACTGCCAAAAGCAGCAGAAATTTCGCGGCATCGGTCAGTTTCACTTGCTCCAGCAGGAGCGCGAGTATCACACCATCTTTGCTCAGCTAGGTCTTAATTAGACCGTGAACGAATGAACCATAGCTAACTGCAAATTGCTTAGCTTTGGTTTCGTGGCTGCTGATAATGGTGTCTACTCGCTAAATTATGTTTCGAATCATGATAATGTCCTCCTTAAAGGTTTGTAATTGTTATACGGTATATAAATACGCTCTTAACGCGGCGTTCGCGTGCAGGAACATTTATATAAACACATTGACGCAGTGTATACGTGCCATGCTGATTAGCATGACAATTCTATGTAATCAGCCTTTTCTTCGGCTGTCAGAAGTCCACATTCCGTGGGATAAATCTATATAAAACGCAGAAAATCTGCGGGAATCCTCAAAAAGAAAAAGGACAGAAACCCAATATGGGCATCTGTCCTTCTTCCAGGAGGTATATGAACTATGGCAAATCAATGATATCTCTGTTACATTATCTATTTTATGGGTGTCGCACACGCCGTCAAGAAGCTGTATAAACTTTTTTGAAAAAAGTTTGCACGCGTGTTAGTGGCTTTTTAGAATGTTACAACATCGTGCAAAGTCGTGCAACATTGTGTTTAGTTCTCCGATACAGAGCAAACAAAAGATACTGTACCACTCCAATCACCTGGAGTCAGATTTGCTTTCACCGTATAGTTTGAGGTGATACTAGCCAAGGCATCGTCACGTTTCCACGTTGTTTTGGGTGTTTCCACTATTATCGGGAAATCGCAAAAAATGTCAAAAAGAAAAAGCCGTCCACCAAACGGTGAACGGCTTTCGTGACAATTTATACTGCGGCGAGAACTTCTTTCAAAGTCATTTTGTCAATGCCTGCAAATTCTACAGCGGCAGTAGCCCAAAAGAAATCGCTGGCGCGGCATTCGTCGTATATCGGGTCAAATTCGTTACATTCGGTTTTGATGTCGAAAAATTCTTCACGGGAGAATCGTTCACACGGAATCCCTGCATTCCTCTGTACGAAATCTTTAATTCCATCGGTCATAATGGAGCAGCCAATCTCAAGGGTGTCGTCCGAGAGACTATCCCCATATGTGTTATATGATAGACCATAGTGAGATACATAGGTTGCGCGGCTTGCACCAGTATATTCGCTCTCGAGAAATTCACTAACAGTCTGCTCCAAAGATACCTTTCCATCTTCGTACAATTCACCAGAATAATCATACGGGCAATCATTGCTGCGCCATTCATAATGAGTGGGAATGGGGTTCAGCATTGCTGCCAAACTCTCCAAAAGCTGCTCTCTAATTACATCCTTCTGAGCAAGAAAAAGCGAATTCACATATTCTGCGATTTCATCTTCATTCTGCTTGATATAGTCGATACATTGCTGCATGCTTTCGGTAACAGGAGCTTCATGTGATTTCATTATTGATGCCTTCTTTCTATTATTTTAGTGTACGCGATTCGCACATATTAGCAAAAGCCGCTCACCCTGTGAAGGGCAAGCGGCAAGAGGTTAAGATTTGATGTACAAGGACGTTCCCTTAAACGGATTCAAGAGACCGGGCTTATACTTAGTGTGGACATACTCTGCGATTTCAGCGTCCGGCATGGCGCTCAAGACATCAAGCCAACATTCAGCATTGATTGCCATGAGGCCACCCATGCCAAGAGCATTTTCACAGCGTTTGATGTCAGAGGCAAATGCGTCGTGAAAGTCACAGGACTCCGCAGCTTTTACGATGCGGTCGAAGTCATACATACCACAAGACCTCCTTACTGGCACATGGCCTTGAGGTCGCCCTCACTCAGAACGGGCACGCCCAGCGAATTTGCCTTATCCAGCTTGGAACCGGCAGCTTCACCGGCAACGAGATAGCTCGTCTTCTTGGAGACACTTCCGGAGACTTTGCCGCCATGCGCTTCGATATAAGTCTTGGCTTCATCGCGGCTCATGGAAGGCAGTGTACCGGTAATAACGAATGTCTTGCCAGCGAGCGGCGCAGACTCATCATTGGCACCTGCCGGAGCATGGTAGTCAAGATTGACACCGGCATCATGCAAGGTATTGACTTCCTGCTTGAACTCAGCGCTGGAAAGCATCGCATCGAGCGCAGCATAGATAGCGTCAGAGAAACCGGGAATGTTGCACTCCTTGATGGTATCTACATTGAGCGTGGACAGTGTCAGAAGGTTGCCGTTCGTAGCCTTGCATTGAGTAAATAGCGCACGAGCAACATGACCGCCGATGAGACGGTAGCCAAGGCCCTTGAGGACGCGGTCGGCATTCTGCTCCTTGGACTTTTCGATGGCAGCAAGAACCTTCTTGGCAATCTTCGCGCCATACATGTTGGTCAGTTCACCTTCCTCCTCATAGAGCCAGTACAGGTCAACGGGGTTCTCAATGAACCGGCTGTCAACCAAGTCCTGAATCATCTGAGGACCAAGTCCCTTGATGTCCATGCAGGGTTTCGAGGCAAAGTGAATGACACGATTCACGGTCTTTGCAGGGCAGGTGTCGTTCGTGCAGTACAGGTCCACAGAACCATTGACGGGCGCGATAGGCGCACCGCAAACGGGGCAGACCTGTTTTGCCATGTCATAAGGTACAGCGTCTGCAGGACGCTTTTCCAGCTCCACCATCGTGATTTTCGGGATGATGTCACCGGATTTGTGCAGGACAATCGTGTCACCGATACGGATATCCAAAGTCTTGATGAAGTTGGCGTTGTTGAGCGTTGCACGCTCCACACGGGTTCCGGCAAGCTGGATAGGGTCAAAGACAGCAACAGGAGTAACGCGGCCGGTACGACCCGTCTGCAGCTGGATGTTGCGCAAGACAGTTCCCTTTTCCTCTGCGGGATACTTGTATGCAATAGCCCATTTCGGGGCTTTGGTGCGCTCGCCCATCTTCTGGCGAATGCTCAGTTCATCGACTTTGATGACTGCGCCGTCAATCGGGTAATCGATATCATAGCGTTTTTCCTCAATGTCGTGAATGGCTGCCAAGATGCTATCAATGTCATTGCAATGAGCGTAATAGGTGGTCTTAAAACCGCAGATGTCACGCAGATAGTTCAGCTGGTCACAATGATACGGGCTGAACTGTGCTGCATCACCATTGTTGACGCTCTGAACATTGAAAACGAACACCTGCAGATTGCGTTCCCGTGCAATAGACGGGTCAGCCTGACGCAGAGAGCCAGCAGCGTAGTTGCGGGGATTCGCAAAGAGCTTCTTCCCTGCTTCCGCCTGCTTTGCATTGGCTGCTTCAAAGTCCTTTTCCGACATATAGCACTCGCCACGGAGTTCGATTTTGCCGATACCCTTGGGCAGCTCGATGCTGCGAGGCAGGCAAGTGAGGGCTGCGACATTGGCGGTCACATCCTCACCGACATGGCCGTCACCGCGCGTCGAAGCCTGGGTCAGATAGGCAAGACCATCGTCAGAACGTTCGTAGACAAGAGACAAGCTCAGACCGTCGATTTTGCGCTCCACAGAGAAGGTCACATCGGAGTATTCAGCTTTCACCGAATCCACAAAGCTGCGGACCTCATCATCGGAAAACACATCAAGCAGAGAAAGCATCGGTACACGGTGTTCAACCGGAATACCGAGAACACGCTTGCCGCCAACAACCTGTGTAGGGCTGTCAGCGGTCACGAACTCAGGATGTGCCGCTTCGATATCACGAATCTCGTGCATCACGGAATCGTATTCCTCATCCGTTACAACCGGAGCATCCTGCTCATAGTAGGCGGCACTCCATTCTTTGGCTTTGGTGCAGAGATTATTATAATATTCCTTGATGGAAGAAATAGACATGTTGTTAGACATAACATTTTACCTCACATATGTATTGTTTTGTTTTTTTGTGAACCTCCCCACCTAAGCCTTACGGCTATAGACGGGGCGTGCGCTCTTAATAGTTCATCAAAGGGTAATGGTTTGAGATTCCGTTGTGGCCTGGCTGACATCTTCAATACCATCCACGAAAACTGTTGTTCTGATAAGGATACGGAAAGGGACGCCCTTTTGCCAGGTGGTGTTTGCACGGAGTTCATCCACCAGGCCAATCAGTGCCTGCATCTTGAGCATTTCGATGGTATAGCGAGTCGGAATCATGGTTCGGGTCGTCTCGAGATAAAAATGCCGATTTTTCTCATTGTATCCGAGAGAATCGTTCGTAACATCCATTTTTGCAACAACGGTGTAGTCGCTCTGCGGGACATCGTTGAACGGCGTGAGAGAATCATTGAGAATCTGCATGCGAGCGTCGAACTCTTTGATGATGCGAGCCTTCTCTTTCTCATAAATCTCGTTTGCCTGTCGAACCTGCTCCCGATAGCACTTCACGCACTTTTCTTTCGTGTAGAAGATGTTGACGGAAGTGCCGGAGCAGCAGCGATACCCGGTGTTGTCCAATGGGGCAATGACGGTTGAAGAAATCTTACCCCGATTTACCGGCCGAAAATAGACCGGAGAATAATAGATGGTTTTGCTCGTTTCTTTTGCGTCCGTTACAACAACCGGGGTAGGCTTGATGTTACGAATCGGCTTTTTGGTCGGGTCTGCATTTGCGCGATAATCGCAAATCCAAGCCATTTTGCCGATGACGTTTTCAAGACCTTCGGCGTAATCGTACATACCGAGGTCGTTTGTCTGGCGTGGAGGATAATTTTCTCCGGAGCCTTTAATCATCAGCTTGACGCCGTTTTCTGTGAGATATTCGTTTAATTTCATATTTTTTCCTTTCTGTGATTTGTGGTTGAGTTCAGCGGGCGTTTGTGAGTACGGCAACAACCAGCTCCTCGTAGTCCTCGATGGCACAGTAGATGTCAGCGAAACCATAGGCGTGGCCACGGTCGTAGGCTTTTTGCCAGAGGATGGTTGCAGCCTTTTTGGAAATGCTGCGTTTCGTTTCGGCTTTGATGTCTTCCTGAATTTGAAGTTCGATAGCTTCCGAGATGTGTTCGATTTCTGCATTCTGCGCCTTCTTCAGCCGAGAGCATTCCGCATCCCAGGCTTTCTGTCGGCGAACGGCCTCTTCCCTGTTCCAGCGCACCGATTTCTCTTCGTCGATGATTTCACCGTCTTTCGGGCGTTTAGAGTTGGGCCTTGTTGGTCTTTTCCAAGCAGTTTCGAGTCGGTTGCCAAGATTTGTCCATACGTTATCCATAGTTAAACTCCTTTTTTGTACGCAAAAAGGCGAACCTCCCGGTGTGGGAAGTCCGCCTTAAAGCGAAGTGTGAATTGTACGAGCACACAGTGTGCTTAGTAGATGGTATCTATCGTACAAGCTAAATTATACGGGTCTCGCACGAAAGCGCAAGATTATTCATCCATTGCTACAGTCACCAAACAGCAAATTATATGCTTTTTCGATTTCAGAATCAGACATGGCCTTCCCTTTTTCTTCAATACTGTGCAGAATTAGAGTCTTGTCGCTCTCCTCATCCGGCACGAAGCCAAGAATCACATCCAGCTTGTTGCGATTCTCGTCCTGTGCAAGATACTCTTTGATTTCGGACCACTGCGCATCACGCTGGTTCAGAGCGTCAACGTTCTGGACACAGAACGGGTACTCACTTTGCGGCATAGAACCAGCAAGGTATTTAGTATCGTCACAATACATCTTGATAAGCCGGACAATATAGTTCCGCTCTGCTTTGGTTCTTGCAGTCAGAATGTTGCTTGCGCTCTGGTACTTGTAGTTATCCCCAACAGCTTCCAACGACTCTGCAATCTGCCGGAAACTCAGCATTTCGTTTGTGGCCTTGTCATGCTGCGACACGGTGGAAGCATAGTATCCTTGTTCCGTTTCGTTTGCTTCTACCACGGCAGCGAGATTCGAGTCAATATGGATGAGCCGTTCACTGTTATCCCCTTGCGCACGAATTGTGTTGTTCACTTTCGCAATCCAACTGTCAGTTTCCGTAGCATCATCGCCCGCATAGAGGTAGGTTACAATATCCGGGTTAGTAGGGTTCGGAAGCTCCGCACAAGCCAAGGTCAGATTTCGCCCGTATTCTTTTGCCTGAAGGTACATGTTCGGATAATCGTCTTGTATTGTCTGAGCGATTGCCTCAACCTCGGCCTCGTCTTTTTCAATGACAAGGCCGACAGTGGCTACCTGCTCTTCAATGTTGAGCTGCTTCAAAATATCCTCAAGGTCGAATACAATAGCTTCCTTGTTGGTTGTATAGAATCGGATTTTCATAGTTTTTTCCTCCTGACGACATTAAAAAAAGGCAGGCCCTCGATTGGAAGGTCTGCCAAAAGAACAGCTTGAGAATCGCAAAAAAGGTCATCATGCGGCTTTGATTGCTGCGTTAATCACCGTATACGCAATATCCAGAAGCCGAAACGCAAGGACTCCAAAAGATAGTGCCACCAGCAAAAAGCAAAACACAAATTTTTGTTTGTTCTCACCCTGGAAATAGTACATTCCAAAGCAGGACGCGATGAGAACGCAGAGAAACACAACGACCCAGATAATATCAGCCATTGTCCTGATTTTGATTCTGCTGAGTCGGCGGGGTCTTGACTTCAGCAGGAGCATTCGGAGTCTGATACTGAACATTCTGGTTCGGCTCTTTGGGAGTTTCGGGGGCCTGGTACTGAACAGTACTGGGGTTGTTCTGCTGTTCGGCTTTCTTTTCCTCATATTTGGTCTTGAGCTGAGAATAGGAATAGCCATCCTGCGGGATACCGTGATACTCATAATGGCCGAAAGCAAGAATCATGTTGAACACCGGATTCAGAAGGCAAAGACCAATCGTGAAACCAATACCTTCACCGAACGCAACAGCTTTCTTGTAGTTGGTAATAGCACCGATGATGAGAGCAACAACCAGGAACAGATTGCCGAGCAGCGGGATGCCAGACAAAAGGCTCAGCAAGACCGGAATCAGAAACAACCAGCCGTTCCCCCAGTAAATGTTGAATTCGATGTAGTTGCTGTAGAACGGGACGATGGATGCCCAGCCAGGCTGCCCGGCTTTCTCGAAAATCTTCCAGTTTGCAACAATTTTGAGTACAAAATACGCCACTACCAAAAGAATCACCGTGTAGAGCATTCCGCCCAATAGATTAAGAGCGCTGTAAGAATTATACATTTTATATCCTCCTCTTTCGGCATATGAAGCCGGATTATTCCTTCACTAAGTTCTTTGCCTGTCGCTGCCGCTCTGCAAGTTCTTTGCCGCGTCTGACCAGTTCCGCATATTGCTCTTCGGTCAGCTTGCGAGGCGGCTTGATTTTGACCCATTTCTTGGGCATATCTGCCTCCATACACCAGCCCTCATCCCGCGTGATTTTAACAGCATCAGGGTACGCTTTGGCAAGCTCTTTTAGCTGTTCCATACGAGCTTTGTTGCAGGTGTAGTAGGATGCTTTCTTCTCTGCATCATTGAATGTGATGATGGTTTCGCGTTCCCAGGGTCCATCAGATGCCTGCGTGGCCACTTTTTTATCGGGCATGATTTTTCTCACCTCAATCGAATAAAATTGCCGACATAGCAGGCCCTTCGCAGATATACCCGCTCGCCTCGGCCCATTTCGGCGTCATGAGCTTGCCATTTGCTTTCACAAGCACCATCTTCCGAGCAGAGGTATTCAGGAATTCCGCCGGAGCCCAGTTATTTCGCACAACGACGACAGCATCGTCGTCCGCGTTCTCAAGCATATGCTTCAGTTCTTTTACCGTCACCGTGTCACCTCCCGTTCAACACATCATCCAGTGCCTGCAAGAAAACTCTGGATTCCTCATTGATTCCGCCGCGACACAGAACTTTCGCAATATCATCAAATCCTACCAGGTACATATTTTCTTCACCCATATACCCTTGCGGCCAGGGAACCGCATAGTAGTTGTGCGGAAAAGAACTTGTGTCATAGCCGACCACAATATATTTCTGGTCTGCAACATTTTTCACCGTCAGGATAGTCCCAAGCGGTAACGCGTCTTTCATGGAATGAGTAGTTGCAGGCATGATTCTCTGAATTTTCAAAACAGCACCTCCCTAATTTTCATTTTATGAGAGTCGCACATTTGTGCAACAAAACTAAAAAACAAAAAAGCGGCCGCTCCAAAAGGAACGACCGCAAAGATACGAGTCAGATATTATTCATGGGAATCAGCTTTCCTGAAATCAGAAAGTTGATTCTCAGTGGAACACTGCACGAAAGGAATTCCCTTGCGCGGATTCACAAAAACGTCTGTGGTAGCAAACGCATTGCTAAAACTCATGTCACAGAAGACGACGTGAGAACTTTCGTCACCAGATGCACGGGGTGCAAAGCTGGTACATGCAAACCAATCCAATTCATCCTGCCCCTGTTCATCATAAAGATAAATGACGGGAGCCGGAATGTTGGGCGTCGGCATAGCCAGTGAGCCAACCTGCATTTCATTGACACAGAGGTCAATGGGCGGGTTCCCGTTCTGATAATCCCATTTGGGGTATGACTGAGCCCTGATGGTGGTGTCGCCATCATCTACCTCGATGCCAAGAGCAGCGATATCGAATGGAATACCGAGCTTTTCCTTGATTTCTTCTGGGGTGAAAGTTAGGAGCTTACCGTGTTCGCCTTGGATGTAGAGTTTCATGGCTTACTTTTCCTCCTTTTTCTTGTCGGCGTTCAGAATCTTTTCCAGAACGTCGTTATAAAAATCGTCAAGGAACAGACCGGTTTCTTCATCCGCTTCCGGAGCAGTGAAAACACCGTCTCCTTCAGCTGAATCCTGTACAGCGTCGAAGACACCGATTGCGCCCCGAAGTTCATCGGCCAGAAGGTCATAGCCGAGGTCCTTCACTTTTGCCGACAAGTCAATCAGCAGCATTTTCTGCCGAAAGAACTCGTTCATATCCAAGCCAATGTAGGGTTTCGCTGCGGTATTGCTTTTCTGAGACTTTACTTTGAAAATACCCCAGTCAAAATTGCTGTCTGCGCCGTACATATACCCGGATGCGAGGCAGAAGCCTTCAGCAGCACTGTCCTCAACGTTGATACCAACTTCATAATCGCTGCCGGAATCTTCATCCAGGTTAATCGCAGAGCCTGTTGCCTTTTCGTACTCTGCCTCAATGTCAGCTTTCATGGCTGCCAGCAGGGCGTTGAAATCGGTGTTCTGGGAAAGCAGATTCATGTTTTCGCCTTCCTGGTTTTTAATGAGAATGTACATAGTATTTACCTCCTAACAATCAAATCATGCTATCAGACAATTTGTCGATAGCTGCCGTGATGGCTTCGTTTTCCATCTGAGTAATACGCTCAAACAGATAAGACCAGTCGATGGCATCATAGACACGCTTGACAAACGCATCATAGGTGCCACCGGCCTTCATCATTTCAATTTCAGACTCATAGCAGCCGGACTCCTCAAGTATGAACTTGATATCGTCGGTTGGGTTGATTTGTATTGTTGCTTCGTACTCATTCATTTTAATTATTTCTTTTCTTTTATACGCAAAAAGGCGAACCACCCAAATGGGAAGTTCGCCTAAAGCGCATTGTTAAGTGTGCGAAGAGCAGGGTGCCTTTTCGATAACTGTTATCTATCGTACATTTTTGATTATAGGCCGTTCGCATAAATCCGCAACAAAAAACCGCCACCCAAATGGGCAGCGGTAATGAAAAATTAAATTTCAGCGCAGAACATCGCGAGTTTCTGCCACAGCAAATAGGTGCTGTATCTCATGCGTACCTTTTCAGGAACACCAGTAACCAAACACCATTTGTGAGCAGTGGCTTTGATGCGGGGAATCTGCCTCTGTTCGGCTTCGGTAAACGTCTTGCTGTATAGTCTGCGACGGCGTCCGGAATTCCAAAAGGCTCCTTCCATCGTTTCGCAAATCAGAGCGTACGCCAAATAGCTTTGGGCTTCTTCGTGAGTCAATGTAACCATCGTTTTCATGGCTGTCACCCTGCCTTTCTCTCATTGCGAGCCATATGCAGCGCATAATCAAGCGCGTCAGGGTCATCGGCCAAGAATTTCGTTTTCTGAAGTGTACCAAGCTTGGGATGCTTCAGAATCGTATAGTTGCCATTGTTCTGGACAAGGGAACCTTTATCATAGACAAGCTCGACCTTTTCGGCAGGTACTGCGTAACGGCGAATGCGGTCACATTCATCCGCATAGTTGATGGGAGTGATATAGCCAACTGGCTTTTGTCCTTCCATCCCTGTCACAGTGACCAGAAAAGCCTTAATGGTCCGGGCTTCTTCCTCTTCCTGCTCATCATAGTATTTGAACGTGATGAACATGGGAGTATCTTTCTTGTACGCATCTTCCTCAGGGCAGAGATACGTTCCACAAGAGCGGCAGAACCAGAGCATCGATACGGGCTTTCCAGTTTCCTGCGCTTCTTTTGCATAGCGCTTAAAAATCTTTATGTCCAGCTTGAAATCCTCGGTGTAATGCTCAACCGTGCTTTTCACGATGAGTTTCAGAAAATTACAGATGGAAATAGCGGTCATAGTCATATTGGAAGTCATAATAAAAATCTCCTTTTTTAGTCAGCCATGACCTTGGAAACATTCATGTCATAGCGGTTGAATTTAGAAATATAGTCAAAAATGGTATTTACTTGAGCTTTTGTTGCGGTTTTGGTCTCATCCATATCGAGGAATGTATTGCCCATCGAAGGATTACGAATGGCAATCCAACTGCGTTTATATAGGAAATCGAGACCCTTGCCGCTCCAGTCATACGCCATATTGAGAACTTCATGGTCAGAAAGACCAAACGCTTCTCGATTGCGCATGATGATGCGGCCAGCCAGGGCAGCGTGCTCGCCAAACTCGCAGGCATACCAGGTGCCATCGGGAGCAATCAGACCATATTCGGTCAGCTGATGCTGAATGGGTCTATCACTGATATAGCTGTTGTACAGTCGCTGACGGCGCTCAACGGATGTGCCTTTCATGTTTGCTTCAATCCAAGAGGCAAGTTTGGTCCAAAAATCGGTTTTGTAGAATTCCGGGTTGGATTCCTGCTCAGGAAGCGGTTCTCCATTGAATTCTGCAACAAGGTCTGGGTGGGTAAAAAGCCATGCACCGTTGTTGAATGCATCAGAATAACCCGTTTTCCCATAGAGGAAGCACTTGATACCGTCATAGCTGCAATCGATATAATGATGTTTTGCATTGGTGCAGAGCGTTTCATAGCTATCAGTCATAGCAAAGCGGTCAACATAATTGAGCGGATGTGCAATCATATCCTCACGAATTTGATTGACCAGCATCCTGTGTTGAAGCTCCTCAACCTTCTGCCCGAGGGAACGAACATGAACATTGTCATCGACAAGTTCAAACTCATTGACACCAACAAGTCTTTTCCGGCCTTCGATAATGTCCTGGCAAACATGCCTTTTTTCTTCCTCGTTGCCACCCATCATGCAGGAGAGCAGCAGCTCCTCACACTTTTTATACGGCTTGTCCATATTCCAGAACCAGTCACGTGCAATGGCGGTGAGGAACTCACCATCCATACTGAAATGTAGTTGTTCACCCATGTTGGGTAACCTCCCCAATTGTTATGTGTTGTTCTCGACAAAGTCTTCGCATTCCTCGCTGGTCAAAACCACGCCGAAATAGGCAACACGCTTGACGGTGGTTTCCCACACGCGAACGGTGCGTGCCATTGGCTGAACGACCCAGGAATGACAGCGCCAGAGCCCGTCTTCGGAAAGAGCATAGCCCGTTGCAATAAAGCACCGGTCTTTGTTTTTATACCAAAGCCGTGCAGAATTGTAATGGCACTGGCAATCCTGGCCTTTCCTCATATAGCTGCTGCCATAAAAGAATCGGCCGCGTTCAAGAATTTTTGGTGCATCTTCATCGAACATCGTCATGCAGACTTCATCCCCGCCAAATGTGAGGATTTTGTCATGCAGCTTCTTCATAGCATCGAGCGTTTGAGTGTCGAAACCAGAAGAGGTGTTGTAAATCTGGCTTTTGGTAAGCCGCATTTTCCAATCCTCGTTCATTGGGTTCCAATGAATCGGCGCAGGCATCTGGTTTGCGGTGAGAATGGGGTGCTTAGAACTGTTCCAGCCTTTCATTACAATTTCTCCCTGATAGAACGCAGACAGCTCAGGATTTTTGCATACAAACGGTAACGATTTTCGCCGCTCGGTACAAAGTCACCAAGCTTTTTGGAAATGAGAAGTTTATCAAATGCCTCCATAATATCAAAGACGGTGAACAGCTTGTATTGTGCATTTATATGATTCACACGGAACTCGACATCTTCGACAAGATGCCAATATTCCATGCCATACAACATCGCGCCGCTTTCGTTTGCTTTTCGGTCTTGCTCTTCGTCTGCATCGTCACACACAATATAGACACCGTTTTCGTCGAGATAGTTCTCGAAGACGTCGCAGATATCGGAGGCAACAGAACGGATATCGGAATTTGCCTTCACCTCAGGTTCAGGCTGGGCGGCTTCAACTTTGTACTCGATACTGTCGTGACGAAGTGACTCTTCGATGCCATCAAAAACGATGTCCGCGCAGTCGTTATCATTCCGACACGCTTCGAAAATGTTTTTGACGGATTCGATTGCCTCTTTGGAATCGGAGCTTCCCTCAACAGAGAACTCCAAAGGAACCAAGGCAACAACTTTGTATTTATTCTTCATGATTTTTTCTCCTTAGTTTAACAGGATGCCGCAGCATTTGTTCAAGGCAAGTGCGCTTGCAGCGAGAGCAGCAACCTTCTCAAAGGTAATGCTCTCCGCAATTGCACAGACGCTCATAACAATGAGCAGAACAGCTGCCACAGCAGATACTATTACTATCTGACTTTTGATGCCAGTTTTCATGAGCTTTTTCTCTTTCTGTTTATGCCCTTATCGGAGCATATCAATGATTTTTCCAACCAACTCATCATTGGTCACGAACTGATTACGTCCTTTTGCGCCGAGCGATACAGAGGAGTAATCTTTCATACTGGCGGCATAGCGAACCATGTTCTTGTCAGACAAGGGCTGATAGCAACTCTTTTCAGTGCTGACGTAAACGCACTTATTGTTGAGAACGTTCTGAATGTGGCCAGAGCAGCCAACACGCTTACCGTTGATGATGATGTTGTGTAGGTTATGGGTTAGCATAAGGTCTTTGCTTTCGGTTTCTTTTACCTTTAACTGGTTCAAGAGTTTTCGGGACAGATAAACGGTTGCTTTCATTGTGACTTCCTCCTAATTCAAATGAAGTATTTGTAAGCGGCAGTTAAGCGTTTGCGGTACAGGTCTAACGTGGTCAGCCCTCCTGCATAGACTTTGCGGGAAGAGATTATCACGTTGGTTCCTGCTTCCATATGGGAGAAGAACATCGAAAGGCAATCTTCCAGGCTGTCGCTTGTAGTGAGAGTTTCGTACACCGGATATGAGTATTTGGCGGCTTTGCTGTATGTGCTATTGAGCTCATACACGAAGAACATCACCTGTCCCGTAACGGTGTTGGGGTCATAGCCATTGCCATAACACCAGTTGAAAAGGTCTGTCTTTCGGCTATAAGTCCATTGCAGGAGTCCATAGCCGCCATCCGAAGGGTTTTCGGCCGAGGCTTTAAGACCGCTTTCCATCGACATGCAGCCCATCACTGCGGCAGTACCGGCCTTTGAAAGGCCAGCGGACCGCAGAGCTGTGTAGATTTCAAGCTCATTGTCGTTGAGATTATCTGGAATTGTTTCGGGTTTCGGTTCAGCTTCTTCGATGGCTGCTTCTGCGGTCTCAATCCGTGGTTCCGGTTCTGCAGCATCGGAAGATTCGACCTCAGCAGTTGTAATTTCCTCCTGTGCTTCTTCGGAAGTTTCCGTTATCGGGAACGCTTTATCGAGCTCATTCACCGTTTCAATGGGAGTGGAAAAAGCGATAGGTTCGGTTTTGGGAGCTATGTTTTCCTCTGCGTGTGCAGGAACAGAAAGCATAAAACCCATGCAGGCGATGATGGTAAAAATACACATCACCGCGACGACAACCAGGACATGCTTGTTCCGAAAAATGCTGTTATTATTCTTTTCGACTTTCATTTTGTGACTCCTTTTTTGTGTCTTTTCCTTGTAGCGGAAGATTGTGATTTGAGATTTGTGGTTTGTTTTGAATTCCTCCTTTTTCTGTAAACAAAAAAAGGCAGGCCCATCATGAAGATGAGTCTGCCTTGAATGAGAACAGAATTATGAATTGTACGAGCACGCGGTGTGCAAAGTAGATGTTATCTGTCGTACAACTTTAATACTATGGAATTCGCAAGGATGTGCAAGAGCTTTTGATGTGCTTCTTTTTCAGGCTTCGTTAAGCCATTTCTGAGTGATATCCATGATTTGATTCTGAAATTCCGGGTCCGGCAAGGTTTTGCTGTCTGCCCAAATTGAGTTACGGACGATTGGGTAATCGTACACGACGCCGTCAACGATATAGGGCCAAAGAACAACTTCACCACCCACAAGCCAGAGCTTTTGGACTTTGACAGGCTTCGCGTATCTTGTGAGCCAGCATTCACTGGTCACGACAGAATCCGCCACATATTTCTGTGTTTCTTCCTCAGTTAAGAGATTCGGGTCTTCGTCCTTGATGTTGTACATTCGGACAATGAACGGTAACGGCATGTCCTTGGAGTATTTTTTGTTCTGACGCAGCTCAGCGAGCAGGAATTTTGAGACAAAATGCGCAATGCCGATGCTGGTCAGGCAGTCGTCAAGGGTATGCCCAAGACAAATTCTTGGGATTTCCTGGTCCTCCCCTTTCATCCGATTCGTTGGTATCTGCGGAACAACATCGTCCGGCAGGCATCCGGTGTCTGCCATGATATGATAAAGAATCATTGATGTTTCCTCCTGAAATAAAAAAAATAGCAGGCCCTCAAGAATCGAGAGTCTGCTTTGTTTGCACGATTTATTCTATCGTGCAGTAGATGTTTTGCTTTGTCCGCACACGCAGCCAGCCCAACAGGCATCGTTCAGAACGTCTTGTCGTCAGGAACTAGCAGATACATCCAGGACTGTGGTGCTCGCTTAACGCCGAGCTCTCGCAGCGACATATCCATAGATTGGACATCAGAAACGTTCCAGCAATAAAGAGTGCCGGACTTATTGCCGTATGCAATCAGCTCATTTGCGGTAAGGCAGCTGTCCTTCACGAATTGAGCGGTCTTTTCGGTCACTTCCGTGCCAATAGCATATGCCGGAAGCTCACGCAGGCAATCGAGTGTATTGATGTCACGGCAAACAAATGCGGCAGTCACTTTTCCAGCACCACCGTTAGCTTTGGTTTCGTAGCAAAATACTACAAAAGGATAGCTAATTTCCCACGGCATAGTTTTTCGGACCTCAATAGTCTTTTCTCCGCTCAGAATTTTTTCAAGCCATTGCTTCTTGATGCTGAGAAGAACGGCTTTATTCGAGTTAATTTCAAGGGCTTTATTCATATGTCAACAACCTCCACCTGAAGGAGGGGCTTAAAATCCCGCAGGATTCCAATAATTCTCACTCAATGGATTTTTACAGCACGGTTCCGTCCGTGCGACCAAGTATCTATGAGCTTTCACCGCTGTTGCGGGCGGCATAGCGGGAGTGAGGAAATTGGATTTATGCGGGATATAATCCCAACAATCCAACATTACGTATGTTTATAGCGGCATTGTGGTCGCGGTTATGTGTTGTACCGCAGCCACTGCATGTCCAACTTCTGTCTGCCAGTGTAAGGTCATCTTTTATAAGACCACCATTTCTTAAACTATGTATGCATCACAATGCTGCTTTTTCCAGTACAGGTCATCGATGATATCCGAAAGGTACTGGTTTTGCTTTAAGACGAAAAACGATACCGGATTATGCTTTACGATGAAACCAAGTCCCGTTCGTTCATCGTAAATATCTTTCATGTGGTTCAGCCACTTTGAAAAATTTTTGATATGGGAATTATCTCGAAGTATAAACCTGCCGAACCATTGCTGCTTAATGATTTGTCTTTCCTTTGCTCGCTCTTTGGATTCTTGTTCATTCCATACGATATTGTCAGGTTCGACAATTACATAGGGAATCTTCTGCCTATCCATTTCGTCTATGACGGATTCCGTTTGGCAAACGAAGATAAAATCATATTTTCCTGATTTTGCCTCTTTCATGAAGCTATTTATGTATTCTTTTTCCCATCCGGCAGTTTTTTCATAAGTAGAACTATCACTATCCCGCATTGAATAGCCATATTTGTTTTGGTGATTCGCGAGCCATGTTTTTCCGCAGCCCGCAAATACGCTTACGACCATTGTTCGTCTCATCAATCAGGGCAATTCCTTTCTTTGAAAATAAAATATATTTTGTATGGCAACAAAGACCATAGCGACTATGAAAGCACCACTACGAATAGAGGCGCTCTGGCAGCTAAAAAGAAGCTGCTCACTCCTCCGAAGAGGGTAAAAATCCTTCCCCAAGGTCATAAACGGTTTAATACAGCCACACCTGTCGGCTTTGCCTCAGCTTTACGTGATGTGTTGTCTTAGAGCGTGCAGTTAGGATTAACGCCACACGGTAACTATCTATTCGCTTATAACGGAGTGCTCGAAGCACTTATGGTAGTCAACATATCCTTACGGACACTTCTAAAGTGCAGACTTGCCGGAGCAAGCCTGCGACTTTAGTCGTGGGTTATTGACTTGTTTTTGGAGCGTCACCATTTATGGAACGGGTTCAGAAGTCCGGGACGGTATTCGTTATCGACATACATCTTGATGTCGTTATCGTCCAGGGCATCCAAAATGTTCATCCAGCATTCCGCTTCGACGTGCATCTCGCCGTCCATTTTCAAGGCCCTGTCGCACTGAACTAAGTCTGCGCGAAAAGAATTCACATAGAAGCAATCTTTTGCGGCAGCCGCGAACCTGGTAAAACTGTTCTTGGTATTTGTGGTCATAGTATTCATCCTTTCTGAAATATTTTTGTTTCTAATCAATACATACAAAAAAAGAAGCAGGCCCTCAAAAGAGAGTCTGCTTACTTGTGCATGACAGATTGTTAATTTAATGTTCAATTAGGAGGTAAGTGATGGTATCTGTTATGCAATTATTATTTTAGGCGGTTCGCACATTTGTGCAAGTGGCTTTTTTAGCTTCGTTTGTTTTTTGGCATCGCGTTGGTCCAGCCCTTAGATTTGTGTTTTTCAGGGGCATCATCAATCATGGCAAGGATACCCGCGACTTCAGTCGTGGGAGGATTTGCCCATTCACTTCCTTTCGATTAAATAGTTTGTTGCAGGCTCTAATAGTCGCAGTTTTTTAAATGAAATGCTATTCGTAATGGTTGTACCATCGAATTTTCTTAAAGCGAAATATCCCGATGACCTGCGTCCTGAAATAAAACATTCCTGCTCGTTATAGAGCACCTTGTCCCAGAGGCGAAATCCTTTAACGATATAGGGCGCTTGATTTGCTTTTCGAATTCCACCTTTCAAGATTTTCGCTTTATGGATTTGCCGATTGTGGTGTCGAATTGCCTTCGTGCGGTAACAAACACTGCAAGGTTTAGCTAGTGGATGCTTGCTAATACAACGGGCATCGTTAACATGGCTTTTCTTGATGTCGTTTTGTTCACGTAACAACTTGGTTATATAGCCATATGTGTTTTGTACTGGAATATTAAGTTCGTTGCGTAGGCGTGTCAGTAGTGTGTTACGCATGATACCCATAAAAGCCGCATCGCGAAGCGTTTTACCACGTTTTTTGCCGTCAAGTGTTATCTTCCCTTTATGGAGGTTGTTGTGGCAAGTGGTACACAAAGTGATAAGGTTGCTTGGTGCATTACCGCCCACCTTACGGCTTTCAAGGTGATGTACATGCAGCTTGACGGTTTTCTTTGCGGTGGTATGAGCACCACAGCATTGGCATGTATAGTTATCACGCTTCAAAACATACTGGCGAACATTGTATTCGTCGTACATCTCACCGAGTTGGTAGTCGGTTCCTACCGGCAGAGGCTTTCCGGCAAGCATTGCTTTTAAGCGTTGCGTGTCAAACTCTGCAGTTTCTACTCTTACAAGAGTGATAGGCAAAATTCGACAGATGTGCTTGATAACAGTAATGTGCTCTTGGATTTTTACTTCTACCGAAGGTGCAAGCCAACCCTTATGTTTGCTGTGTACACGGTTATTGAATCTTGGCGCACGGTAACGAGTTTTGCGATTTCGCCTTGAACGGCGGTTCTGTCTGCGCGTAGATAGCAATTCTACTACATCGTTGCGAGGAGTGAACTCCTCACTGTAGAGTTCGCGCTTCTCTGTAGATGCAGACAAGCCAACATGTTTGCTGCCCGCATCTACACCAAGAGTGATAGGCTGTTTGTATCCCGCACTTCCATGCAGGAGTTTGATGGTGAACGGCGTGCGTTTTACAACGCAAGCTTTTTGCTGTTTCAACAAGATGCGAGCCTTTCCGGGTGAGCAAGGCATCAAGGGCTCGCCGCGCTTGTTAAGTACATACGCATATTGCATGATGCTATGCTCCTTTCGATAAAATTGCAGCTAAAAGGAAGCTGCTCACTCCTCCGAAGAGGGTAAAAATCCTTCCCCAAGGTCATAAGCGGTTTGATACAACCACACCTGTCGGCTTTGCCTCAGCTTTACGTGATGTGTTGTCTTAGAGCGTGCAGTTAGGATTAACGCCGCACGGTAACTATCTATTCGCTTATAACGGAGTGCTCGAAGCACTTAGGGTAGTCAACATATCCTTTCGGACACTTCTAAAGCGTAGACTCGCTGATGCAAGCCCGCGACTTTAGTCGTGGGTTATTGACGACAAAATCCCTATATGGCAGCCGCATCATAATATCGGAATAAATCGGTGCGTCCTCAGTCTCTGCCAATGTTCTGAGAAATTCCGAAGCGAAATTGTACACGGTTTTTGCTGCACGCCAATAGTTTGCGACGTATGCCATCGAAAATTGTGCGGCAAGTTCCCCATCCATCGCATCGGCGGCAATCTGACCGTTTTGGATAAGGCGGTGCCCAAGCGGAATAAATTCTTTCACATAATAGTCATAGCCCTTATCCAGCAGCTTGTTGGCCCCAGAATTCAAAAGAAACTGACTGCTCTGCTCGGCATACCAAAGAGCGCTGTTCACAATGATATTGTCCACAATGACACCTCACTGCCAATACAGTTTTATTGTTCCGTTAACAAAAAGAATCTGGCTGTACTCCTCGCCGTCAAGGACAATGCAGCGGTCCTCTCCGTGTTTGTGAGCGCCGGTACAATACACAGTTTTGTTATTGATAGCCGGGATGGACGGTGCCTTTGCCAAAACCAGCTGACCGCGCATTGCGCAGATATCTAAGAAAGAAATGATGTGGTCGCCCACCCCGGAAAACCTCCAATCTTGTTCACAGTGCTTTGATTTGGAAAGAACCATCGACATGCGGCAGCGGCTCTTTTGTCACTTTCAGAACGGAGCTATCTCGTTTCTCTGTCGCATATCGAATGGTTTTAAGAATCTCGTATGCCAGTTTGCTGTTGTAGGCAAGTCCTGAATTTGAAATACCAAAGTTCCCATTCCAACCAAGCCTTATCTTTTTGAGCTGTGGAATCAGAAGGTCACGGGCTTCGAGGACCCCCACCCCATTCCAGCGTGCATCATGATACGCCGGGAAGTGCTGCTCATCGTTACCAGAAATATCGAGGGCTTCATAAATGACGCCAAATTGCCCCATCAAAATACGTGAGTATGTATCCAGTGCATCAGCAACTACTTTCCAGGAAAGAGTATCCAAGCCAATGCTGTACTTATACGGAGCATCCTTTTCCGGCAGTTCTCGTGCATGATGCAGTATATCTTCCAGAATGTCGCTGCACTTGTTAGATAAACTTTTGACAGGTGCCGTTACGTTCACAGCTGTCAGAGCAGCGCAAGCACTTGCAATGTCTGCTTCGCTTGCTCCATAAGCCTCTCCAACCTCTTTGCAGATAGAGGAAAAATCGTTGCTATAAAACGCTATCATGATGGCAAGAGCGTGCAGGATGAAAGAGTACTGCTTGCTCGTGAAATCAATGTACATACGGTAAAAATCCTTTCATTTTCTACACTTTAATTATACCGCGGTTCGCAATTTCTCACAACGGAAAGCGCTAAATGGTAACAGTTTATACATATTTTTACAAGCAAAAAAGCCGCCTCCTTATGGAGGCGGCTGGACCCTTATTTTACAGCTTTTCTGATTTCGAGCTCGTGCTCATAGCAGCTTTTGCAAATCAGATAGCCAATGCCAATATCGTTTTGGATGGCCGCAGACGTATATGCGTTGTGCTCGTTGATGGTACGTCCGCACGCAGCACAATTGAGCTCTTCGTTGGCATGAACCATGATGTCGCAATGCCCGTTCTGAGGTGGGGTGTACGGCGTATATTGCTTCTTGATGAAATCGTATTTCTGCATTTTATGGCACTCCATTATTCATTGTTTTCTTTCGCTATTATATCACAAATTGTGGTGCTAAACAAGAAAGCAGTCCCCCATAAATTTACGAACAATCGCTGACTTTGGAGATTGTGACGTTTGCTGAAGGATTTGTACCTTTGAGCAGTATCCTGCCGTTAGATTTACCAAACGAAGGCCGGGAAAGCCCACGATTTCAATCGTGGGAGGTGTCAAGGACTGATTCCGTGAACGTCCTCACCAAAGCCTTGCAGCTATAGATGAAACATTCTGCTTTCAAACTTTGGTAGGAATCCAATCCACAATTTGCGGAACAAAGTCGGCTTATCGGAATATTGCATCGGAATAATATCAAGGTATTTTCGATATCGTTCCGAACGGATGAATCAGTGGCAAATGAAGGCACTTTTGCTTCCTGGACAATTTTGTTGCTTTGCTGTATGATTAAAGTACAACAATTAGGGCAATACAAAAATCGATAACGGCGAGGTACTGACAAATGGACGCGACAATGCAGACGGTTCTCCGGCTCCACGAGCAAGGTATACCTAGAAGAACCATTGCCAAACGTGCAGGCATCTCATTGCAGAAAGTGCGCAAAATACTGATTACGGCCGGGGCCTGGTCAGATGAAACATCAGAAAAAATCGGGAAGCTGCGTGCGAACGGTATGTCAGTTCCTGAAATTGCAGAAGAATTGGGTGTAAAAACCAATACTGTTTGGAGCTATTTGCCATACAGCAAAGGCATGTATAATCAAGAATATCCGACCATTAACGCCATTCGAGTCCGAAATTCGAAGCGAAAAGCAAAAGAAAAAGCCCTCACCTGCACGGATACCGCACAGAATGAGGGCAGTGGCGCTTGCTGAAGGATTCGAACCTTCGGACAGTCTCCCATCGTCGGTTTTCTGGACCGATTTCATCAACCACTCGAACAAGCAAGCAGATGGCGCAGAGGGTGAGATTCGAACTCACATGCCGCGATTTCCGCGACGGCAGCTTAGCAAGCTGCTGCCCTACCGTTAGGCGACCTCTGCATAATGCACCTTTTAACGTAGGTGCGACGTAGTGACCCCTGGCAGACTCGAACTGCCGACTCCAGCTTGAGAGGCTGGCGACTTGGACCAACTTGTCGAAGGGGCCTTATGGTGTGTCGGACTGGATTCGAACCAGCGAACCGTAACGGAGCGGTTTTACAGACCGTTTGCTTTAACCTCTTGCATACCGACACATATGGTGCTCCCGGCTGGAATCGAACCAGCGACACGCGGTTCTTCAGACCGCTGCTCTACCAACTGAGCTACAGAAGCATGGTGACCCGTGTGGGTTTCGAACCCACAATAACCTCCGCCGTGAAAGGGCGGCAACTCTACCAATTCGTCCAACGGGCCATATATAGCCGCAATCCTGCGGCGAGGGTTTATGCGATGACAAGGATGTCATCAATTTTCGTATCGAGCATTGCTGCTAATATCACAAGGTTATCGATGGTGGGAAGCGCGGTTCCGGCTTGCCATTTAGCAACCGCCTGCGGAGACACACCGAGCATGTCTGCCACATCCTTCACCTTTATGCCTGCTGCCTTTCGCAGGGCCTTGATATTGGCACCTGTCTGCTGGATATCAATAGTAGGAACGTTCATTTTTCTTGCTGCCTTTCTGTATTGCAGGCAACAAAAAAGCTGCCTGCCGAAATCTCGACAAGCAGCTATGACATGCAGTTATCGCTTAGAAGACGCACCGCATCTGTACATGGTCTGTTTTTGCCTGTCGAGGAGTATGAGAAATAAAACTGCGTTCAAAGGACATGAACTCAGAATATTCGTAACTATACTCATACGACATGACATTAACAGTGTTGCACAGCATTTTGGGGTATCTCCTTTCGTTTCGTTCTGATATTATTATACCATGTTTTTGCACATCTGCAATCAACTTGTGGTTTAGTTTTTTGGTCTGTATACTCTCCAAAACAAAAAGCCGCCTCTTATGTGAGGACGGCTTTTCTTATTGTGGCAGGGGTAACACGACTCGAACATGCAACAAGCGGTTTTGGAGACCGCTGCTCTACCACTTGAGCTACACCCCTATATAGATACTCCAGCTGGGAGTCGAACCCAGAGTAAAACGGGACTTAAAGCCGCCGCGTTTGCCAGTTTCGCCACTGGAGCATATGGCGGGTTGTACAGGGTTTGAACCTGCGGCCCACGGATTAACGGTCCGTTGCTCTACCAGCTGAGCTAACAACCCATAAATGGCAGTTGTTGTACTGCCGGACATGGTACTCCCCGAGGGATTCGAACCCTCAAAACGGTGCGGTTTGAGCGCACTGTGTCTGCCAATTTCACCAGAGGAGCTTATGGCGGGCGTAGCAGGATTTGAACCTGCGACAAACGGATTAACGGTCCGCCGCTCTGCTTACTGAGCTATACACCCACAAAAGTGGCAGATAATGCTCTGCCGGGCATGGTGCGCTCGCGGGAAATCGAATCCCGAACACCCCGATTAAAAGTCGGGTACTCTACCGATTGAGTTACGAGCACTTGTCGCGCATCTTCCGTGCCTTGCTTATGGGAACACAGCTTTGAGGAATCTCACTTCCGATGCGCATGAAAGTGAGCGTTGGTCGAGAATGGTCGAGTCGAACAACCGTTGTCAGGGTCAAAGCCTGATGCCTTACCGTTTGGCGAATCCTCGAATATACATTATGTATAATAGCATACACTTTAATAAGCCTGGCTGGAATTCACTCCAGCGGCATTAGAGTGACCTGATTCTGATTTTCTGCATCAAAAAAGCACCCATCAGGCGTTGTGCGTCTGACAGGTGCTCATATCGTGCAGAGTATGGAAAACAACCGATACTTGGATGATTTTATTCAACCATCACTGCACTATGATTTGCACAAACAGACAACACAAAACAGCCGAAGAGATTCCAATTGCTCCACAGCTTTTGCAATTTGTTCTGTTTGTTCATCATGGCAGCAAACATCGTGCAGTTTTCCTTTCATCAAATTCAGTGTCTATATTATACAATGTGTAAAATGCAAAGTCAAGGCTTTTCATAAAAATAATAGCAGGCCCACGCTTATTGTTTGTCTGGCTTCCAAGCCACAATCCGCACTATCACATTCGAGAGCAGTACGTCCTCATACGAGCACAGTACGCCTAAAGCGTTAGCCATTCTGGACTCGTAGTCAGCCAAAGCCAGGTCGATGGGCGCGTTGATTTCAGCAGAACCATCCGTTGTTTCCAGAACGGGAGTCCTCGTGCTTTTCCTTTTGACGCTCCAGTTGTTTGCCAGCAAGTAGTCGTACAGTGCATACGGATTAACTGCGCTTATACCTTCTCTCGATGACAGTATCGTATATGCCCGCTTGTATTTTCTGGTTCTTTCCAAGTCCCTTTCAGTTGGAGTGTGAGGGAGCCTGGTTAAGTCCATATTGCTGCGCAGGTCCGAGAGCTTTACTTTGACAGCAATCGAATTTTGCTGAATATACCAAAGATATTCAGCATACGATATACCCTTGCTATGGGTCAACGCACTCACAGCGTCGGCAACCTCTTTTGGAAACCCCGTTCTGATGTCTTCTATTGTGACGGACGTATCTTCGACCGTATCATGCAGAAATGCCACAGCCTCGGCTATTGGGTCACCTTTTACGCCTTCTGCTACAACCGTAACGTGCGCTTTGAAGTAGTCCTTCCCAGCCTTGTCTTTTTGCCCGGCATGAGCCTTAACAGCCCAAGCTCTGGCTTTGGCAACCATCTCAATGTCAGACTGCTTCCACTCTAAAGGAATCGTAATGTTCACTTGTACGCTTGATTTTTTTGCCAACTATATCGATAAGGTAAAATAAGTTGCGCAAATTGAAAATCGCATAAAAGAAGACATAGCTTGCAGGCTCTGGTAGAATGAAGTCACGACACACCATTCTGAAAGG